CAAGAGGGCGGCTATAAAGAGTTTCCTTTTTTTGTGCCGCGATTCTCGAAAGTATCCGGGGACATATACGGATACTCGCCGGCCATGAATGTACTACCGGATATAAAGATGCTCAATTCGATGGCTAAGACAATTATTATATCTGCTCAAAAGATAGTAGATCCTCCCTTGCAGGTACCTAACGAGGCATTCCTATTGCCGCTCAGGACTATGCCAGGTGGGATCAATATCCGCAATGCCGGCTATCCCGGGGAGGACATCCGGCCCTTGCAGACTGGTGGTAACATACCGGTAGGCCTGGAAATGGAGCAGGAGCGCAGGCAGATCATCCAGCGCGCTTTCTTTGTGGATCTATTTATGTTACTGGCTGATAAGAAAAACATGACAGCTACAGAAGTCCAGGAAAGGGTATCCGAAAAAATGCTGCTCCTGGGACCGGCCCTGGGCCGGTTGATGTCGGAGCTATTGGATCCGATCATTACCAGGACATTCAATATACTGCTCCGCAATGGTGTTATATCGCCGCCGCCGCCGGGCCTGGAGAATGAGGACTATGTGGTTGAGTATGTATCTCCGCTGGCCAGGGCGCAGAAAATAGGCGAGATCAATTCGATCAATTCTGTGTTGATGCTGGTGGGCCAGATGGCGCAAGTGAATCCGCTGGTCCTGGACAAGATCGACATGGATAAGACGGTCGATGAGATCTCTGATATACATGGTGTCAATCCGGATCTGATCCGGGATGATGATGAGGTCGAGGATATTCGCGCGGCCAGACAGCAGCAGCAAGAGGCTATGATAAAGCTGCAAGGCGCTCAGGCTGCGGCGGATGTGGTAAAGACTGGCGCTGAGGCAAAGCGCGCTAATCAGGAGGCTATAAATGCCAGATAGTCCAGAGATGAGATTATTGAGGGAAAAGCAGAATAGATATAAAAGAGTATTTGAGTCTGAGGATGGAAAGAAAGTCCTGGAGGATCTCCGGGCCTACTGCTTTGTCCGCAATACGACATACTCGGATCATCCGCATAGAATGGCGCTCAACGAGGGCCTGCGTATGGCTTTCTTGCATATAGATAATTTTATTAACCTGGATCTCGAGCGGATCCAAAAACTACAAGGAGGAGAAAATGCCTGATAATCAAGATTCTGGCCAGGGCCAGGGAAATCAAGACCAGGGACAAGGGCAGCAGCAGGATCAGGGACAGCAGCAGCAACAGCAGCAGCAGCAGACTCCGGACTTCAAGGGATCATTGCCGGAGGAATACAGAGAAGATCCGGCGGCTGATAAGTTTAAGAGTACCGGAGAATTATTCAAGAGCTATAAGGAGCTCGAGAAACTTGTAGGTTTGGAAAAGATACCGCTGCCTAAAAAAGACAAGGCCGGTAACTTAGATCCAGAGGGTGTTAAAGGTGTAATGGAGCGCTTGGGGATGCCTAAGGAGTCCTCGGGATACAAGCTCGAAAAGGTTAAGATCCCGGAGGGTGTAAAAGTATCGCCAGAGGGCCTGGAGGGAGTCAAGGGAGTGTACCATAAATTGAATCTCTTGCCGCATCAGGCCGATGGTGTTACTCAGTTTATGATGGATACTCTGGCTAAGGCAAGCGCAGAGCAAGGGCAAAAGGCTGTAGCAGATCGCCAGGCGGCTGAGACTGAGCTCCGGACAGAGTGGGGAGCTAAGTACGATCAGAATATCAGCCTGGCCAAAAAGGCCATGAAAGCCTTTGCAGATGAAAAAGATATATCCTACATTGATCAGGGCCTCGGCAACGATCCTAAGCTGATCCGGCTATTTGCCAGGATCGGGGATTCGATGAGCGAGGATCAGATCGATAAAGGGAATGTACTGGATTCGACTATGACTCCGGCCCAGGCTCAAGCTGAGATCTCGGACATCCGGAATAATAAAGCGAATCCATTGAATGCAATATTGATGAATCAGTTGCATCCGGAGCATGGCAAAGTCCTGGAAAGATTATCTGATCTTTACAAGATGGCGCATCCGGATAAGTAGTAAGGATCTAAAGAGATAAGCCGAAAGGCCCTCCCGGATCCTGGAGTAGCTGGACAACCTCGAATGAGGCCCAAAAGTGGTGGCCCAGAGGATCCTCCGCTGAGGAGATAAATCCAAAGGCAAAGGTGTTAAAACAAGGAGGATATAATGGGAGATATTAGTACTGCTTTTGTAAAGCAATTTCAGGGCAATATCGAGATGCTGGTCCAGCAAAAGGGATCCAGACTTCGCGATACTGTCCGCATCAAGGCTGGTGTGGTCGGCGAGGATGTGTATGTCGATCAGATCAGTAGCACCGCTGCAGTAAAAAGGACTACTCGGCATGCCGATACTCCTTTGATCGATACTGTCTATTCAAGGCGCAGAATCACGATGTACGACTATGAATGGGCCGATCTTATCGACAAAGAGGATAAGCTCAAAATGCTGGCAGATCCTACGAGCGAATACAGCCAGAATGGTGCATTTGCTCTTGGCCGCGCGATCGATGATGCTGTCATCGCTGCAGCAGACGGTACAGCATATACCGGGAAAGATGGATCGACATCTACCGCTATGCTTACTGCTAATATAATCGCGCATGGCAGCTCTGGTCTGTCGATCGCAAAGCTCTTAGCCGCAAAGGAATTGCTCGATGCAGCTGAGACAGATCCGCAGGAGGAGCGCTATTGCATCCTGACAGCTGGCCAGGTTACTGATCTCTTGAATACGACAGAGGTCAAGAGCGCTGACTATAATACAGTCAGAGCGCTGGCTGAGGGCAAGCTCGACACATTCCTGGGTTTCAAGTTTATCAGGAGTGAGAGATTACTCGAGGATGCGACTCCCGATCGCAAAGTACTCTGTTACCAGAAGTCCGGCATTTGCCTGGCGATCGGTAAAGAGATCAATGCATCGATCGATAAGAGGGCCGACAAGTCGAATGCGACTCAGGTCTATCTGTCGATGTCCATCGGCGCAAGTCGCATGGAGGAGGCAAAGGTCGTTACCATAGCATGTGAGGAATAAGTGATAAAACTCAACTTGTCTCAGACTGATTTAGGCTGGATAGCTGGTTTTCTGGAGGGAGAGGGATCTTTTTGTAAATGCGGCAATACCATTATGGTATGTGCATCACAAGTACAAAAAGAGCCTTTAGAAAGACTCTATCAGTTACTTGGTGGAGGAATTAACGAATACTCCAGCAGCAACTACATCGGTAATATAATTTATCGATGGTGTGCTTATGGTCCTAAAGCAGCTGAGATAATGCTTGAGGTATATCATTTAATGTCCTCAAAGCGAAAAGAGCAGATTAAGGATACTCTTTTAGAATGGGGAAATAAACCGATGATTTATATACACGGTGGATATTCTCTTGATGAAAGGAATGTACTTAATACTGCAATTTTCGATTTAGCATAATCGGTGCGCATGTCGCGCCCGACTCATGTAGTCGTTAAAAAGGAGGTTTCTGATGAGCGCAGTTTATGGTGCAAATAGGACAAAGTATCTGGATCCGACAACTACGAATACCCTCGGTCGAGGACTATTCGGAGGTAAGGTCAGGGTAGCGGTAGATACTTATGAGGCCTCGGCCTTAGCAAGTGGATCTACCATCGCAGTAGGTCCGACTCTTGCAGTAGGAGATAAAGTATTAGCATGTATTTTATCGACTGATGCATTGGGGACATCTACCACGATCTCGATCGGAGATGCTGGATCTGCGACAAGGTATGCCGCAGCTACATCTAACCAGGCCGCGCTGATTAACAGCATGGTCTGTCCGGTCGATGCTCTGGGATATACTGTTACCGGTACGGATGATACGATCATCCTGCTTACTACCGGCGGCGGTACTATTACCGGTACGATCAATGTCCTTATTCTCTATGTAAAAGAATAAGGAAAGCGAAAGGATGGGACATGGAGGACATACAAAAGATCAATGGGGTAATTGTAAGTCCTCCTGTCCCTCCGATCGTTGATCAGTACAAAAACGGATCTTTGATAATTTTAGGATGTGGCCGGACAGTCTGGGATGATTTTAACCGGGCCAGGAAAATTTTTACTGATTGTAACAAGGTATATCAGGTAATGGTAATTAACCTGGCATTCATGGGCCTGGAGGATATGTTTCGCAGGGATCAGGTTACTATTGATCATTTTGTAAGCCTCCATCCTGAATATTTCGCTCTCCGGACTATCTATGTAAAGGATCGCTGCAGGACTCATGGCAGGAGAATGTACCCGAATACTGATTATGTATGGTATTTTGCAGATGGAGGTACATCAGGATTGTTTGCGCTCCGGATCGCAGTAGCGCTCGGATATTACAAGATCATAATCTGTGGGATCCCTCTGGATGATCAAGGTCGCTTTTTTGATCCTCCCGGCCAGCCTGGCGATTCAGCATGCAATTCAATAAAATTAGAATTTGATAATTTTAAGTATTCTCTGGTCCCTAATTATAACGATAGAATCCGGGCAATGTCTGGATATACGAAAAAGATTTTTGGAGAGGCATCAGACAAGTGGATAGAAAAAAAATAATCATAACCGGATCAGCGGAGAATCTTTTTAAGGACCTGGCCGCTTGCCGGGAGTATGTAGTAAAGCCTGAGGAATGCGATGCCTTTTGTGTAAATAGATCGGTATTATATTATCCTTTTTTCTTTCAGCATTGGGCGAGTCTGAATAAAGAAATGGTAAGCATTCTGAAATGGGTAAAGACTAAATGCTTTTTTACAACGCATTCAAATAAGATCGCTCCCGGGATCGATCGATTCTGGCCGCTGGAGTCTTTCAACGGAGACTCTGGTCTATTTGCGATCCGGGTGGCTATAAGGCTGGAATATGAAAAGATTATACTCTGCGGCATGCCTATTGACAGCCGCAGCAAGCTGTACCAGCTCAGAGAAAACGGATGCAGCTTTGACTGTAATACAAATTTGAAATTATGGCAAGAGACTGCCAGGGATGAATTTGAGGACAAAGTAAGATCTATGAGCGGCAATACTCAGGAGATCCTGGGGTATCCGACAAAGGAGTGGTTATATGGCAAGTAAAGTTGATATATGTAATTTGGCCCTAACGCAATTAGGCGCGGATCGGATTGTGGCTATTGACGAGGATTCAGAAAATGCGCGCAAGATGAATGCGGTATATACCAGAATCCTGCGCAGTACCCTGAGAAAACATCCCTGGAATTTTGCCTGCAAAGAGGTAACATTGGCTACTCTTGCAGAGACTCCGGTAATAGATGATTATACCTATGTATTCCAGTTGCCATCGGACTTTATCCGGCTGGTTAAGACAGATCTGGCTGAGACAGACGATTATAAGATCCTGGGCCGCAAGATCTATTCTAACGAATCTACTTTGAAAATAAAGTATGTCTATTATGTGGAGGATCCGAATGAGTACGATGATCTCTTTACGGATACCCTGGCGGCCAGGCTGGCTGCGGAGCTGGCATTCTCGATCTCTGGAGATAAGGCCCTGGCTAAGCTGGCAAATGATATATACCGGGATAAACTTAGAGAGGCAAAAACTATAGACAGCCAGGAGGAGACTCCGGATCAATTAACTGCGAATGAGTGGCTGGATGCGAGGGAATAATGAGAGTTACTCCTATATTGACGAATTTTGCGCGCGGCGAGTTTTCTCCGCGCCTGGATGGTAGGACAGATATAGAGCAGTACCAGATGTCTGCGAGGACTCTGGAGAATATAACTGTCCGGTCTTTTGGTGGTGCAAGTAACCGGCCCGGGACCTATTTTGTATCAGAGGTAAAAGATTCGACAAAGATTACAAGGATTATACCTTTTCAATTCTCTACGACTCAGACATATATCCTGGAGCTCGGAGATGAATATATCAGATTTTATAAAGACTCTGGCCAGATCGTAAAGACTTTAGGAGATACAGCGGCCTGGGTTACAGCTACTGGTTATGTGGTAGGAGACTTTGTACAAAATGGATCAGTCATTTATTACTGTATTGTGGCCCATACATCCGGGACTTTCGCTACGGATCTGGCTGCCGGCAAGTGGGTGGCCCAGACAGCCTACGAAATTCCATCTCCATACGATTCTACTGAGGTATTCGATATACAATTCGCCCAGTCTGCAGATGTACTTTATATGGTACATCCATCTTATGCTCCCAGAAAATTGTCCAGGACCGGACATACTTCCTGGACTTTAGAGGAAATAGACTATACTGCAATACAGAATAGGCCGGCCCTAAGGGCATCTAATTTTTCATCTACGACAATTACTCCATCCGCTGATACCGGAGCCGGTATTACCCTTACCGCATCTACATCCATATTCAATGCTGATCATGTCGGATCTATCTGGAGAATTAAGTCTGGATGGGTAAAAATTAAAACATACGCATCTGGTACATCAGTTACTGCTGATGTGCTTTATAGTATAAGCCTTGCGACTGGTCCAGCCGCTACAACGGACTGGGCCGAGGGAGCCTGGAGCGAATATCGAGGCTATCCATCTGCAATCAATTTTTATGAGCAGCGCTTATTCTATGCATGTACTGATGGCGATCCTCAGACAATCTGGGGATCTCAGAGCTTGTCCTATGAGAATTTTGAGACTGGAGCTGACGATACCGATTCATTGTTATATACGATCGCATCAGAGCAAGTTGATGCTATTCAATGGCTATCAGGCGGCAAGGGCCTGGCTGTGGGTACAATTGGCGGTGTATATGTAATGAGCTCCGGCGCATCGAATCTGCCGCTTACTCCGGACAATGTGGTGGTCAATCGCGAGACTACCTATGGCTGCGCATTCCTGATGCCTATAAGGATCGGGAATCATATCTTTTATATCCAGCGCAATTACCGGACAGTCCGGGAGTTTTCCTATAGCTTTGACATAGATTCCTATATCGCAAATGACATGACGATCCTATCTGAGCATATAACTGAATCCGGGATCCTGGATACTGGTTATATGCAATCTCCTGACAATATATTCTGGTGTGTACGAGACGATGGCGAGATTGCTATTCTTACGATACAGATCGAGCATAAGGTCTTTGCCTGGAGCCGGCTGGTTACTGATGGCATTTTTGAATCAGTTGCTGTTATTCCTAATGGCCAGGAGGATCAGGTCTGGTTTGTGGTCCAGCGCTATATCAATGGCAGCTGGGTACGATATATTGAGTACATGAAACCGGTAGCGATCCCGGAGCCGGAGGATTGTTTTTTTGTGGATTGTGGTCTTAGCCTGGATAATCCGGTTACGATTTCTGGCGCTACAGCAGCAGATCCAGTTGTGGTTACAGCTGCATCGCATGGTTTTTCAAATGGCGATATAATCAAGATCCGGGGAGTTGTAGGAATGACTGAGCTCAATCATCGGCGCTTTAAGGTAGCAAATAAAGCGACTCATACCTTTGAGCTTACAGATCTGAATGACAACGATATAGATGGTACTGAATATACCGCTTATGAATCAGGCGGCGAGGCCCGGGAATGTGTATCATCAGTATCTGGCCTGGATCATTTGGAGGGCGAAAGTGTGGCGATCCTGGTAGATGGCGCGGTGCATCCGGCCAGGACTGTAGCCTCTGGAGCCATTACTTTGAATGATGAGTATGCGGAGATCCATGTCGGATTGCCATATACCGCTACGATCTTAACGCAGCGGCCAGAGGTACAGACAGCGAGCGGTACCGCTCAGAATAAACTTAAACGGATCACAAAATTAGCTGTACGATTATATGAGTCGTTAGGATGTAATGTAGGCAATGAAAGCAATATGGATATTATTCCATTTAGGACTACGGTAGATCCTTTAGATGAGCCTCCGGAATTATACTCTGGAGATAAGCAGGTACAATTCCCGGTGGGTTATAACAAAGACATGCGAATAAAAATTACTCAAGATCAACCGTTACCACTCAATGTACTGGCTATCATGCCGGTTATGGATGTCCAGGAAGGATAAAATATGGCAGCTGCTACAATGGGAGACTATGGTTTTGGGATGGGGATCGGAGGCGCAATAGGAGGATCTATTGCATCTGTAATTGAGGCAAATACCATGCAAGGATGGTATAACACAAATGCCATCTTGTCTGAGTCCGAGAGTCAGATTGCCTCAATCGGCGCTAAGATGAATATTAAGAAATTCCGCGAGCAAGCGGATGCTTTTCTTAGCGGCCAGGTAGCTTTATATGCTAAGGCTGGAGTTAAATTAGAGGGATCTCCGATCGAGGTACTAAAGGCCAGCGCCAGAGAGCTTGAATACGATGCTCTGGTACAAGAGTATAACGCGGATGTCGGGATGTGGGGAGCTAATTTGCAGGCATCTATGTATAGAGGATATGGCGCATCTGCTGCCCGGGCCGGAGTCGTAAGTGGTGTGGCGAGCGGTGTAAGTAATATGAGTACCCTATTGATGATGAGAGGTTAAAATGCCAAGAATACCACAATATGATAGCAAAGGACAGTTTACTACACAAGCCCAGACTCCGCGCTATAGTCCGGAAACAATGACTCAGGACATTGCTGCGGTCGGAAAAGCCGCTGATGTAGCGACTCAATTCGGCGCAAAGATGATCCAGATCCAGAATGATCAGGAGACAGATGCCGCTAATTCTATGGCTCTGGCTAAGGTCTATGATATAAAGTCCCGGGCAGAGCTCGAGACTGATCTATCGAAACTTTCTGAGTATGAGGATGAGATCAATGAGGCTGGATCTGAGGCATCGCAATTTATAAAGTCCTCCATTGCCAGGAATAGTTTTGTAGCCAATTTTAATAAGACTGCTATAGCAACGAAATATGCTATCCGGGGAAATTTCCAGGATAAGCAAATAAAGCAGGCCCAGGCTGATCTTATATCTTTTGTCGGAGAATCCCAGAGGATAATCCCTACATTGGATGATATAAGCCGCTATACCTTAGTCAGCAATGTAAAAGAAAGGATCGCGGCTGCCCGGGCGAATGGTACTTATGATGCTGTTGCAGCTCAAAAGCTCTGGGAGGATTTTAGGAAAAATGTAGAAAAAGGTACGATTGATCGAGACATCATGAATAATCCGGCTGATACAGCTGCAGAGCTTGCAAAGGGCCGGGAGGGCAGGTATGCAAATATAGACGAATCCCTCCGGACAGACTCTATAAAAAAAGCTCATGCCTACGAGGCGAAATTTAAGAGAGATGCCTATACGAATGAGGCTATAAGATACAATAAAAATGAGCAGCTTATTACAGAGAGATATATTAAAAGTGTAGTTGGCCAGGCAGCTCCGCTGGTAGAAAGCGATCTTGTCCGGATGATGGACAATGATGAGCTCCGGCCTAAGTTTGTGGATAACATGATCAAAGCGCTTAGATCTAATAAAGAATTTAAGCCGGATGCCCTGGAAAGCGCCATGAGATACAACGAGCTTATTGAAAGAAATACAGCCATCATGAAAGCAGAAAATAGGTATTTTGGTTTAGGCCGGGTATCATCAGAGGCATTATTGCAATACCGGGCAGATGTATTTGCGGCAAAAGCTGATGGGTATTTATCTGATAAGCAAATGAATGAGTTGTTATCTCCATCAGCGGATGCGAATAAGAGAGATCCAGGTTTCCAATCAGCATTGAATCAGTTAAGGAGCATGTCCACTTATTATGCTACTCCTGAGGGCCAGGCCAGGGCTAAGGCAGAAATGTATGAGACTATGGTGCGAAAGATACAAGAGGGCATAAAACCTACTAAGGCTGTGGCTGAGACGATCCAGGAAAAGCTGGCCAAAGAGTTACAGACTATGGAAAAGGTAACAGAGGAATCTCGGCGCAAATATTTTACAAAAGGCAATCGTAGAGCATATACCATTGATGGTGGCGATGTTTTATATGATGCCGAAACGGATGAGGTAATTAGATAATGCCAATACCAGCAGGATGGAAAGCTGAGGAGAATGCGGCTGTAGCTGAAAAGACTCTGGAGGGATGGACTCCTGAGGCTCCGCAGCAGCGAGGGGATTTTCTCCCGGCTGACATTCCTACATATATGAGATTCAAATATTATACGGATCGCGCATCCTCAGAATATTCTGAGGTTATGAATGAGGCTATGATGGGCCGGATGGATCCGAATATAGCTTTGACTAAAGCTAAGGATGTCCGGGATTACTGGATGGCCCAGGCTGGTCCGTATCAGGACATGGAGTTAAAAGACTTTACTAAGGATCCGGCTAAGTTTGTTGCTGGGGAGACTGCATCTTTAGTGCCATACATGGTAAGCTCCCAGGTTGAGGGTGCGAAATATGCTGGGATAGTTGGCGGTGGATTCGCTGCTGTGGCGCTCCTTGCCGGCCAGGCCGGACCGCAGGCGCTATTCCCTGAGGAGTTTATTACAGTCCCGGCAGCTTTCTGGATGGGATCTAAGGTCGGATTCATGTATGGTGTATTCCAAAATATGATGAAACGCGAGGGAGCGCAATTTTACGGAGAAATGATCGAAAAAGGAATCAGCAATGGTACCGCAACGATGCTCGGCCTGGGAGTAGGTACATTGAATGGTGCCTTAGAAATGTGTCAATTTAATACATTGTCTAAACCTTTCAAGAGGGCCTATGCAAAAGTGCTCCAGACTAAAGTAGGCAAGGATGCGCTGGTGCAATCGCTGGGCCGCTATGCAAAGACATTAGGAATCAATGTACTCCAGGAGGATTTGCAGGAAATAGTGCCGCTGGTAGCTCAGACAATCGCTGGGGTTGCTGAGGAAAAGGGCGATGTCGTACCCACTAAAAAAGAATGGATCAATAGACTCCTCGAGACTACAGTAAGATCGGCAGCTGGCATGGCTGCGATCGGAGTACCGGGCGCGGCGGTCGATGTAACGACATCAATGCGTACTCAAAAGTTGATCAAAAAGCAAGAGGATGTTGCCCTCTTAGACAAGATTATAGCTGAATTAACCGGGAAAGAGCCGGATATATATAATAAATTGGTCAAAATGACTCCGGAGCAGATCATGGAATTGCCGGAGATCGTAGCAGCCAGGGAAAAGGCCCAGGCGATCCAGGAGACTTATACTATAAATACTCCGGAAAGACAGCAGCTCAGACAAGAGCTATTCAGAAAATACTATGGGACTGGAGCTAAAAATAAGCTAAAGATCGCTGACATAGTTTTAGGGCCTCCCGGTAGCGGTAAGAATACCAATGTCGTAGAGGCTCTGGCAGAGGAGCGCGGATCTATGATCATAGACTCCGACAATATAAAAGAGGATCTCCCGGAATATCAGCAAGGTATAGGAGCCGCTGCTGTACATAAGGAATCATCTGACATCATAGAGGAGGCGGTATTCTATGAGGCTTTAACGCATGGCGATAATGTGGTCCTGGCGCGCGTAGGTAAGAATCTGGATAAGATTCGGCAGATTATCATGGATCTAAAAAAAGAGGGATATACAGTCAATTTGCATTATGTAGATCTGGATACCCATCAATCGGCGGCCAGATTGGTAACAAGATTTTTAGAAAAGGGCCGTTTTGTAGATCCTGAATATGTATATTCTATCGGGCAGAATCCTAAGATAACTTATAATACATTAAAAGAGGAGGTAAATAATTATGCCGAATACTCAACCGATGTCCCCAAAGGACAACCAGCAACCATCATCGACGACTCCGCAGACATTGGCCCAGCTCAACTCAAGCAACGAGGACTACAGCGAGGACAACTTGCTAAGGGCGCTGAGGCGGCGCAGGGAGCTGAGGGAAAAGGGCCTCCTCTCCAATCCAAAAAGCTCAGAGACTACATAAACACAATCCTGGCTAATATGCCGGGCCTGCAGGAAAAGATTGCAGAAATGGATGATACTGAGCAAAGAGTCGAGCAAGCAAAATATGCGCTTGCTGAGCTTAACGAGCTCCGGCGCAGCCTGGCTCATAAGATGCGCAAATATCGCCAGAATTATCTGGCAGAGGAATTAACTGGCATACCAGCCTATTACATTACCAGGAAAGATACAGCCATGTCTCCAGATGAGATGATGGAATATCTCCGGGACATGGGGATAGGCATTGAAAATGAGACAGAGCTTAAAGAATTTTATCAAGATCTGGAAAACAGTAGGGCGAAATATGAATCCGAAATTGCGGCAAATAGGCCTGCTCTTATTACTCAAAGAGAAACTACGGTACTTAAAAACCGGATCTCGGCGATCGAGCAAGGAATAGCCGCCGGCAGAAAATACACTTTGAAAGAGGTTAAGCAGATCCAGGCAGAGATCATATCATTATTGGAAGTATCAAAGTTAGCGCCTAAAGATAAAGCTAAATTCATGAGGACTGTTAAAAACATACAGACTGAGAATGATTTAGTATCGGAGCTACCTAAGATCACTAAGAGGATTATGGATCTCCGGGAGGCCGCAGAAAGATCTGATATTGTAGATGATCTCCGCAAGATATTCGAGCGCGGCATGGAAAGCCTGCCGGTAGAATATCAGGACATCCTGGCAAATATAGAAAGTGGGATCCTATTAAAGCAGAGGAATAAAAAGGCCCATGCCCGGCTGGAGAATATGCGCGCCTTTGTGGAGCGCATGGCTGAGGAGGGCAATGAGATCAATATACCGGAGGAAAAGCTGGCGCTCCTGGAAAAGACATCTGTCGATCAGCTGAGTACGGATGAGCTTAGAGATCTGCATGAGACTGTTACCCGGCTATTCCATCAGGGCCAGCTCAAGAATAAGCTCCTTACTGCGCTGGAGGATCGCAATTTTGATGCTATCCAGTCTGAGATGATCGGAATCATTACCCAGGGCCAGGGATTGACTGAGGAAAGTACATTTGTCAAGGCCCTCCGGGAGCAGAATAAGAGCTTGAGAGAAAAGAGTCTTAATCATGTAAAAAATTATATTATAGAGAATATGCGCCCAGAGCTGATGCTGAATCTCCTGGATGGAGGGGAGCCTGGCCTGATCACAAATACCCTATTTGGTACTTTGTGGGATGCTACAAAAGCAGAGCTCCGGGAAAACAAGAAAGTCTCTGATACCATCAAAGACATACATGCTAAGTTTAATTATGCTGAGATCTTTACTAAGAAATATGCTATAGGCCGCTTTATAGGTATGACTAAGGATCAGGCCTTATTCATATATGCTAATTCATTCAATGATTCCAATCGCGCGCATCTTATAGGCAGCGGCATAACGGATGAGGACATCCAGGCTGTCTCTGACTTTTTGTCGGATGATGAAAAGCTGGCTGTCGAAAACATGATCCGATTCTATGATGAATATCAATATCCGATCCTGGATCAGATCTTTGCAAGTTTGGAGGGAGTACATTTAGGAAAAGAGAAATTTTACTTCCCTATAGATCGAGTCGAGGACATCTCTTTTAATAAAGAGCTTGAAAAGGATATAATGCAGCGCAATTATATCCGCAGGACCGGAGTATCAAAAGGATTCACAAAAGAGCGCGTAACTTCTAAAAAAGGTTTTTCAGACTTCTCCTATTTTGGTACGATCCTCCGCAATAATCGAAAGGTCGAGCATTATAAGGCATTCGCTGAATCAGTCCGGGATGCGAAT